CATATGAATTACCATAAGGAATATCAACCCCACTAAGTTTTTTTCTAGTTAACAAGATACTTAAATCATCTATACGTCTTTTAGACATTTCATCTCCTTCTTTACGTATATTTGTACCTGCTAACTGTCTTCTGCACCATTCCAATTGTGCTTTGTTAAAAGCTTCTGCAAGTTCCCAAGATTTGATATTGTCATAGTCTTGACTATCAATCTTATTTATTCTTTGCTTTATTTTAACTTGTAGGGTTGTATTATTCATTTATAGTGACCATTCGTGTTCTACTTTACCTAAAACATACATTAAAACTTCATCATTTAAAGGACTACTTAAAAAACTTAAAGCATCATCTAAAGTTCTTCCAAGCCTTATATTATTATCTGTATAAATAAATCCATCAGATTTATCCATTAAAAATTTATAATATCTAGCACATTTAATAACAGCTGTTAATTTTAATTCATCTAAGCTTAAATTAGCAGTATCTAAAAATTGTTTAGCTGCTAAACTTTTATTTGATTCTCTACCAAAACCATTAATGTAATTATCCATATCCTCATATATTACATCATTAGGTGTTGAATTAACATATGATTGATATTGATCAACAACCATACCAACATATTTTAATTTTGTAGGATTAGAATCATACAAGTTTTGTAACGAAGCAAGTGCTTTATTTCTAATTTTAGAACTTTTAGTTCTAGTATTAACTGTGTCTTTTACATTGTCTAAATAAAATTTACAAGCAGCACCTTTCTTTTTAGCTTCTTCTAAACTCTTTGCAACTATAGAAAAACCTCCTGCTTCTATTGCAAAGATTTTTATTAAATCATATGCATCCTTTTTAGGATCTAAATATAAAGGATCATTACCAGCTCTAACACTTATCTTAGACCAAAACTGATCATTATTAGGTCTAAGTAATTTTACTTTGTTCCAAAATTCTGGATCATCTACAGATAAAACATTTTGTGCTAATTCTTTTTCTAATTCAGCTACAGCTGTTCTTATCTGTTTTACTTTAGCTTTTCTTTTTGATGGTTCTAGTTGTTTTATTTCTGGAGCAAATTCATTTAATCCAGTAATATATCTTCTAACACCATTTACATCTAAACATGTTAATTGCTCTTCATGATATACATTATCATATAAAGACATATTGTAATTTTCTAATCCCATGTTTTCATTATTTGTAACATAAGGACGTATAGCAATAGTTTGTTTTTTATCTTGTTGATACTTTTCAATCATTGTAAAGTCTTCCATTGAGACTTCAGGTTCTATATTAGGTATAACAGTTTCTATTGTATCAACTTGACTTACTGCTACTTCTTTTTTAGTTGTTTTTTTCTTAGCCATTTTTAAAAGGTTTTTTAAATTATTAAATAAAATTTAAAAGAGGGATCCTTAGACCCCTCTTCTAAATAAGAACATATTAGAATGAACCACCTGTAGTAGGATTCTTCATAACTATCTTCAATACTTTGGTTGGATCTTTCACCCATATACCAGGCATTGTTTGAGTCATATAAACTCTATAGCCATTGAATTGTCCGTTAGACTGGAATCCTTGAGTTCTTCCCATATAATCCATAGTTCCATTTTGGTAGAACCATTTTAACTGATTATCCCATGATAATTTCAATAAATGAATGTTATCATTTCCTTGATCAGTTACGTCAAAGATTATAAATGAATAAGAACTTAAAGGTCTTCCGTCAATAAGTGGATTCTCAATATCATTAGTATGTAAGTTATCAAATGCAGGATTCAGAACAAACTTAACGTTTGCTAAGAATGGAATTACAAATGATGTAAATGCATACCCATATCCCATATCCATTCCTTGACCTGTAACTGCACCAACATTATCAGCGTTAATAACAAAAGGAGCTTGTCCATTGTTACCTTGATTAATCATGCTAACATCATCTTTGATAGCTTTATTGATTAACTGCATACCACCAATACCTGTTTGTACAATTAAAGATCTCTGTGGATCTGGTCCATCTAGATCAACTTTACCTTGATAGAAGTTGTAAAGCTCAGACTTAAACATATCTAAGTTGAATGAAGACTTATTATAAACTCTTTTAAATGAGTTATCTAATTGTCTCCAAAGACCTACAGATAATCTAATATCATCTGGTCCGTCTTGCTTAACTCTACCTCCACGTCCCCACATTAGGTACGTTTCAATATCTGTTGCAATCTTAGAAAGATGTGCTGCTTCTAAGTTTGTAAGGAAAGTTCTTGAAAGATCACCATTGTCAAAAGCTCGTCTAACATAGTCAGCACCCATAATCTCTACCATTGATTCTAATGAAGAAATTGATGGATCTAAGCCTTTGTCAAAAGATCTCCAGATTTCAGTAACTGGAACAGTACCATCAGCATTCATACCACCTTTGATCATAAGATCAGCTCTAGATGATACAGAATAGTGAACGTGTGCTTCTGCTCCTCCTACAAAGTTGTAGAACTCACGGAAACCTGTTGAAGTTGTGATATCTGAGAATCTCTCACCATACTCACCACGTGCAGAACCTTTTCTAAAGTATTTTGTACCTGCCTTAAGATAATTTGCTTTATCAAAAGTTGCGGAGTTTGAATTGTTAACCATTTGTACAGTATAAACCACACCTTCACCTGCTTCATAAATGTCATCAGCCGTAATGTAAAGTTCAGCACCATTATACTTATCATAAGTAATAATGTCACCATGACCGAATGCTCTTTTATTAAGCATAATTTTGAATGTAGTTCCATCCTGACCAAAATGGTCACCGCCTGCCTCTATATCTTTAACGATATATGGTAGGTCTTGAGCAACGGGAGTTTGCCATTTATACTCACCTCTAGCATTATCTACTTCTATTGTATTCGCACCACCAAACGAAGCCATTTGATACAATGGCATCTCTACCTTTTGCATCATTGCCCACATGTCAATAGGACCCATATCCATAGGTTCTGTGTCCCCGAGCATGTTTGTTAAGTGATAAGAATCAACATGAGAACTTGCTTTATAGTTAGTATCTCTTAGGAAAATCCCATTATTTAAAACTGGAGTTGCCATAATTTATTCTATTTTTTATTGTTAAACATTAATTAATATATTAAAACCTTTTAAATATATTTTTATTTCTAGGTAGCTTTCTTGAGCTACTTCTTCTAGTATTTTTATCTTCTGTTACAGACGCTGCAGAACTTGCTTTTTGTGATTGAGCTGTTTTTAACTTTCTCACTGTTTTTTCTGTAGCTACACTTTCTCCTTTTTCCATCAGTCTAGATTTGTAACCTTTTGGATCTGCTAATAACCATAATGCTTCAGTTATTAATGGATAGTTTGGTTCAACAAACTGGTACTTTTCCAAAAGATGTCCTAACAAATTTGTATTTTTCCCTGATATAGATGGATAAGAAGGTTCTACTAATCCATTATATAACAAAGATTGAGTCTTTCTATCTAACTTTATTTCATTAATCTCACCACCTTTCAAAGTCTCATATACACTTTTCATATATGTTTCAGAAGCTTGTTGCTGTTTCTTCTTTCTCATCTCTTGCTCCTGTAATCTTTTAGCAACAACTTTTTCTTGCATCTTATCTAATTTTGGTTTAAACTTGTTAGCTTGCTGTTGAAGCTTACCAAGATCTTTCCAAATTTCAATCTCTTCTTTTATCTCTTCTGCTGTTCCATAACCAGTTGCACCTAAGTATTCTCTTATTATTTGCTCCTGATCATTTTCACTTTTTACATCTAGCTCTCTTGTTTCCTCTACTCTAGATAAAGCTCCAAATAAAGTTTTAAGATCTTTACCACCATCTGCTACATATTTAGCAGCTATTTGTAACTCTTCAGGTAAACTATTAAAAAACTGCTTTGGTGTTTCTTGTCTTACCTGATTAACTTTTTCATCTAAGTTAGCTTGAATTAATTCTTCCCAATCTTTTGCTGAATAATCATCAAGCTCTTTGTCATCATCAAAAGGTATAATTTTTTCATCTTTAATAAGTTTTGAAAAAACATCACTTATACCATCTATTCTTTTTCTTCCTTTTTTAGGTGCTTCAACCACCTCTTCTTCTACTTCTTCATTTAAACCTAATACCTCATCTATACTTTCTTTGTTTTCTTCTTTAGGTTTTTCTTCTTTCTTCTCTTCAACTACTTCTTTTGCTTCTACTTTCTCTTCTACCTTTTCTTCTACAACTTCTTCTTTCTTTTCTTCTTTTTTATTTTCATATAAAAAACTTGTATCTACAGGCTTTTTTCTACTAAATACATTAGGTTTTGTTTCACTTTCTTCTGGTAGTGTAATTGATTCTCCTCCTGGTGCTGCATTAAAAATGTCATCAAGATTAACATCAACTTGTTCAACCTTTGTATCAACTGTTTTGGTTTCTTTTTCAGCCATAATTATTTGGTTTTTAGTGGTTATATATATATAATATAGCAAATCTTTTTATCATAAACCTTAAAAATTTTTTTTAAATTTAAAATTTGTGACAGTATATAGCTATCATTTTATTTTTAGTATTTTATTTACTTTTTTTGCCCCCTTCAACATCATATTTGTTTTTATTTTCACGTGCAATTTGTAAATTTTTATCAGCTATTTCTCTTTGTGTTGCTAACTTTTCTCTATCAATTCCTAACTTTGCTTGTGTATTAGCATTATTAGTAGCAGCAGTTTCACGTTTAAAATTCATTTGCTCTCTGTACTCATCTCTTTTACGTATATCTTGCATTGCATCTTGAAAATCACTTTGTTGATTTTGATTTATATCAACTTGTGATCCATAACTAGCAGCTCTTATTTCTGCAACAGTAATATCTTTTTTACGCTCTGCATCATTTTCAGCTTTATTAAATTCACGTTCTTGAGCTTTTTCTTGAGCTTGTGCTTGAAGCTGTTGTTGTTGCATTTCTTGCTGTTGTTTCATTTGAGCTTGTTTTTGCTCATTCATTTTCTTTTCAGAATCTTTAAGTATGTCTGTAACTTCTGCAATAGACTCAGCTTTAATAACACTACCAAGATCATAAATACTAGCCCCACTAGTATTATTTTGTATAGCTAGTTGTTTTAATTGATCTAAAATTGCTCTGTGATTTGTTTTAGTTGTACAAAAAATATTAAAATCTCTCATTAATAATTCTGTTCCGCTTATTTGAAAATTAACTTTTTCTGCTTCACTAGATATATAATTTAATCTTACACTAGGTGTATTGCTATGATAATACTGTGAAAGATCAGTTCTCATTTGATGTACTCTAGGCATAAGATTATCTGAGTGCTGTATAAAATACATTTCTGTTTGTGCAAAAGAAGATTGTACAGCTTGTTGTACACCAGTAGCTGTTTGTCTTGAAATTTCTTGCCCTAATCTTTGTGGATTTATTCCAATAGATTCAAATGCTTGACCTTTAAAATAATTAGCTAATTGTATTCTAGACATTAACCTGTTTGTTTGTTCCATGTTTAATGTCTGATAATGATTAAAGTTTGTAGCATTTTCTGTATTTGTTATAGAAGTATCTAGTGGTAACATACCAAAGTCCTTCATAGCTACATATGCTTTAGCCATATTGTTCTTACCCCAGTCTTCACCCATTGAATGACGTGGTAATGCATTCTGATCAAACATAATTACAGTTCCAAGTTCATCAACAAGTATATCAGCTATTTGATTATTAACCATATTATAACCAACCTGAAATGCTTTCATAAGATCAACTAAAGAAGTAGATCTTGTATTTCTATCAGAAAATACTCTACCTTCTACAGGTAACTTACAACCATAAAGATTACTATCACCTTTAAATTGAAATGGTACTCTTCCTGGTTTAGTTTGATTTATACCAATGTATATTGGATTTAATTCAGTGGATGTTTGTTTCCAAGTTGAAGGTAAATTAGGTCCAACTTTAACACCACCCCATACTTCATTAATCCATATCCAATCTATATGTTCTCCATATAATAAATTATCTCTTGTTTTTTGTTTAAATAATTTTGTATTATAAACAGGTGTTTCTGTTAATTTAAAGTTTTCATCTACTACTTTAGAGGTAACGCTACCATTTTCTAGTACACGTGTAAGATGTCCCACCTTTCTTTGGGTTTTCCAATATACAGTAGTAACTCTTAACATATTTCTTTCACCCCAAATATGAACATCTTCACCTTCATTTAGAATCATTTTTACTATATCATTGCCACCATTTACAGAGCTTTCCCAGTTACTTACAAATTGTCTATAACCTAAAGATGGAGAATTAGTATTCCATTCATATGATCTTGTTGGATCATAAAACGTACCATCATTCTGATAACCTTGTATAGGATATTTAGAATTTTTAGCAGGATATATTTTTTCTAGTGATTTTAATTCAGCTTCACTCATAAGATATCCATATGTATCTATAACATCTGCAACTGTCATCATTTCACATTTACCTACATAGTTTGAATCTGATATATATCTAGTATCTGGAGACTTTTGATAAAAAGTTAATACTGGATTCCATAGCTCTACTTCATAATCATCTTCCATCATTTTAAAATGCCAAAACTCTCTATCTGTAATAAGCATATCTTTAAATGCTCTTTCTTCTAACTCATGCATTTTAAATCTTTCTTCATCAACTTTTAATTGATGTGATGCCCATTCTTCAACTAAACTTCTATAATCTTTAGAAAAAAAGTCTTCTATCTCTGGTAATGTTTTTATATTATCAGGATTTAATTTTTCTTTAGCTTCATCTGATTGAGGATCTAAACCCATCTTCATCATTTCAAAAACAATCTTTGATTTAGCATCCATTAATAAATTTTCTTCTACAAGTTTTCTTTTGTTTTCTAACATTTCATTATATGATAAATCATCTACAGCTCTAAACTGAACTTTAGAAAATCTTTTAGAAAATTCACCAGTTAATACATTTATTACATTAGGGATAATAGGATAAAATTTTAACTCTAAAGCAGAATCATCTGACTTAGTTAATACATCCATTAAATCTTTGTATTCATTATCTTCTTCAACAATGTAATCTGTTTTATCAATAATACCTTTTGCTAACTTATAATTTTTAAGAAGTTTTCTAGATGTCTTTCTTAAATACTCTAAACCTTCTGTCTCTAACCAATCTAAATTCCATGCTGCCCATTGATCAGTTTTCTTTTTTGAAGATAAAAATTGTGTAGGTTGAGTTAATGCAGCAGAAGATGGATAATCTTTACTATCTGCTTTTGCACCATTTTTTAATTGTAAAGCATTAAGAATTCTCATAAATTATTTTTTAAGTGTATAAGTTATAGATACTTTACCATAAGAAGAATCAGTTATCCAATTAGAAGTGTAGCCTGTTGAAGTTGTTGTCCAATATTTATTCATTACTTTAAATTTTTAAATGCAGATTTTTTAAATTTGGTTGTTCCAAATCTTTTATTTCTTCCTATATTTTTAAAAGGTCTACTAGATAATTTATACAAATTTTGTGATTTTTGCAAGTTATCCTTAGACTTATCACTCTCTTTACGTCTAATATAACCTCTATTAGACTGTTGAAGCTTTACAAATGCAATTAATGCAGAAAAAGCTACAAGTCTATCTACATTCAATCCAGGGTAATATTGCATCATTTCTGTTAATAACATTTTATCTGGTATTCTTTCTACACCAAGTGTTGTTTTAATTATATTACCATGCTCATCTGTATCTTGACTAATTTCTTCTCTTAAAAATTCTATAGCATAAGATATTAAATGACTTTTAAATAGTGTACCAGTATTCTTCCAACCATATTCTTGATACACTGTATTGTTAGATCCAAGATCTTTTAGGAATACTATTTGTTGTTTTGGTACTAAATACTTTTGTTTTTTCTTTGCTATCATATGTTGTATAAATAATGATATATTATTTTCAACTATAGTCCAAGCATTATACCATTCTATAATTATTTCTAATTGTTCATGTGTTTTGTTTATATCATCATATCTACCACACCATGATGCAACTATTTTATCACCTTCTATAAAAGTTTCTAAACCATCTTTTGTTTCTCTAGTAACTTCAACAGCATTTTTATAAACAAATATAGAACATAATGAATCTGATGTAGTTGTCTTACCTTCTGATACAGGGTCAATAGATGCATAATACATTCCAAACTTTGGATCTTTTACTGGTTTCTCCCACATAACTATTGCTCCTGTTTTGTCTTCTAATTTCTTTTTTACTGGAAATTGTAAAATAGGTAGTTTATTAGTTTTGTTTGCTTTTATTTTATTATTCTCTCTTTCTAAAGTTATAAATTCATAAGCATATTCTTTATCTTCTATTCTTTTTAATTGTTTAGAAATTATAGCTTGTGGAAATATTGCTGCCTTTCTGTAAGCAAATGCCTCTGCAATATTTATTGGTTTTTGTGAAATCCTAAGTTGATATTGTTCTGGATTTAATTCTTTTTGCCATTGACTTCTTTCATTCTTAATTGCTACAATTGCTTCTTTAATTAAAGAATTACCATACTTATCAATAAAAGGTGGCATAGACCATTGTTCAGGAATAAATAAACCTGCTTTACCTATCATACCTTTATCATCCATTAAATCAGTTTCAATAGCAAATATGTCATTTGCTTCTGGAGAAAGTATCATGTTTTTTAATGGATTACATTGATCAAGATCACCTACTGATCCTGCTGCAATAAACATACCTGTAGTCATCATACCTGATGTCATAGCAGGTCTAATATATTCATATGTTTGATCCATCTTAGGTGCAATACCAGCCTCCTCATGAAAGAAGTAAGTACAAGGTCCACCTACACCAGTTGTTGGGTTTTTTTCAAAAGATGCACCTTGTATTTTAGACATAAGTCCTTTATTGGTTTTTCTATTATTTATTCTTACTTCTATTTTTTGTTCCCATAATAATACTTTCTCAGGAGTACAAGGTCTATACCATGCTGTATGCTCATTAAGAAAAGTTTTATATTCATCTAAAAATTTCCAAGATCCTTTATCATTAATATAATCTTTAAGTGATGCTCCTATTTTACATATAGAACCTTCTTCAAACCAAAATTGATTTATTAGTTTTGCCATATGAAAGTATGAAGAAGCTATCTGTCTTTTTTTAAGTATTGCTGCATGTTTATAATGTAGTTCAGCTAATAATTCATATAGTGCCATATGATACTGAGCATCTCTTACTTTTGCAAAACCATATTTCTTTTCCTCTTTATCAAATATAGGTAAGAAATTTAACCACATATAGTAGTCTCTAGTTATATAAAATATATTTTTTGATCCATAGTATATAACACCTTCTTGGCATTTTTCTTTTTGATCATTCCAATAAGCTATATAATCTTTAGATCTAAAAGGTTTATCACAATAAAATCCTTGATCATTAAAAATTTTAGCTTGTTCATTAAAAAGATAGGCAGTATCATCAAAATCATACTGCCCTGGTTCTTTAAATAAAGTATATATAAATTCTATAAAACTTTCTTTAGTTTCAAATTCTTTATACGTCCATGTATTATTTTTATATGTAGGTATTTTTTTATACATCCTGTAATTTACATACTATTGCATCTTGATGTAAAAGTATGTGACGCTCTCCTTCATGTATAAATTCTTTATCATCTACTGACATTCCAATAATCCATTGTACAAAATCACCTTCTTCTATTTCCTTTACATCAGGACCAACAGATATAACTGTTCCTTGTGGTTTTTGTTGAACTTGAGATTCAGGTAATAGTATACCTGATACTGTTTCTTCAACAACTTCTACTGGTTTTAATAAAATTCTTTTACCAATAGGAATAACTTTATAACTTTTTACGTTTTCTTTTATCATAGTTTTAAATTTATAATTGATCATATGCTAACCCTTGTCCACCGCGGACAGAGCTTTTTTGTTCATCTTTCATATCATTATATGCTCCCTTAAATGACTGTCTTATTTGGTCAAACTTAGCAGCAGTATTAACAAGAGATGTAAGATTACCATCTCTACCATGCTCAATAGATGTAGTTTCCATATACCTAGCTAATCTATCTAACATTGTTTTAATTCCTTTATATGCTCTATATGTAGGTGTTTGATATAATTCTTTACATGTATCTAAACCATGTCTTATTGCACCATCTTCTGGAGAGTCTTCTAATCCTACTTCTTCTATAATAAGATCTTCTTTTTCATGCTCAGGCATATTAAAAAAAGGATTTAGATCTGGATCTGGGCATGTCATATAAAATATATATTGATATACAGAAAGATACGTATCAGGATATTTATCCATAATAGTTTTTAAAGACTTTAATGTATAACAATGTTCTGTAGGAACAACTTTATTGTTTTGTATATCAAATAATTTTATTAACATAAAGGATTGTCTTTTAACCACATTATAAGACTTTGTATTTCATCTTTTAAATATGGTAATTCATAAATAATAATTTCTTTTACAACAGGTTCTCCATCTATGTATTTACTTATAGGATAACCATATTTATCTTTTCCTTCTTCTTCAAATACTACATGTTGTATTTTTAATTCACCTATTTTAAGTTTAGGATTATGTTTTTTTATAATATAAGCATACAAACTTAATTGTAAATTATAATGTTTTAAATTGCAATCATCTAAATGATTAACAGGTTTATACATTTTAGATGTTATACCTTCCCAATTAGTAAATCCTTTTTTCTTAATTTCTTTATTAGTTTTATAATCAAGTATATTTATCTTACCATTTACTATACTAACAAGATCTGCTTGTCCACATAAACCTGCAGATTTTAAATAAACAAAATGTTCAGGATATACACCATTAGATAGTTTTTGCTCTGGTGCAATCTTTATACCAGTATTATCTGTTATAGGTTTTATTATTGGAACTTCAACTCCATCTCTTTCTATTGTAGAAAATTCTAATAATCTTTTTTCTCTATCATCATGATACCAATTTCCAAGCCCTATAGCTCTTTCAGATTCTTTATTCCAAATTTCTAATATTTCTTTTGGTGGTATTTTATACCATTTAGATCTTTTATTTTTAGAAGATTTTTTTGCTTGAGACTCTGCATTAAACTTAGGTTTAAACATACCTACAAATGATGTAACACTAGTCCATTTAATCTTGTCTTTTTCAAGATCTTCATTTAAACTTTCATATACATGTCCGTCTTCTTTAAATATTACTGCCATCTTTAATTTGTTTTTTAATAGCTTTTTCTCCATCAGCTGTTGTAACTGGATGCCATTTACCTTGAGGACAACTAGATGATAATGCTCTTAATTTTAAACCTAAACTACAACCACAATCACTACAACATGGTTGAGTTCCTTTTACTGCACAATTTTTACCTGTTTCATCTAAAGCTTTACAAGTAACGCAATGCATCCATCTTAAATCTGCTATATCTTCTACATCTTTCTTTTTAAATATTTTATTTTTAACACCTTCTAAAATTTGATCTATGTTACCAAAAGCACCTAAAATTTTATTTATTCTCATTTTTAAATTTCTTTTTAAGATTTATTTTTTCATTTAACATACAAAGGGCATCTTGCATTTGTTTTAATTTATTTTTAACAGGAACATATTTATCATAACCTTTATATGTCATTTTTTCTAAATTTCCTATTATGTCTTTATTTCTCTTAATATTTTTTTCTAATCTTTTTTTTCTTAATTTAAATGTTCCTAAATTAGAAACACTTACATGAGTGTCAGATAAATTAGATAAACTTTTTCTAATATTAGCATAGTAAAAAGCAATAATATCTTCAACAACATCTTTATGCACACCTACCTCATTTGCAACTTCTTCAAAAAAACTTTTATGACTCTTTGGTTTCAATCCCTAAAATTTTATAATCTAATAGTATTAAACCTTCTGTTTGTATATTCATATTTGGGTTTATACTTATTGTTTTTTTATTAGATCCATTCTTTACTATTAACTTTTTCTTCTCAGCTTTTGTTAATGCATTCCTGCATGATTGAGAACTTTTAAATATACCATTACTAGATATAAGATCACAAAACTTTGTTAATTCTACATTATTACTTTTTGATAATATTGCTAAACATTTTAAATCTGAGTTACTTATCTGTATATCATTTAAAAAGCAATAAGTAAGGATTTGGTATTTAATAACCTCATCCTTACTCATTTTAACTTTCTTATCTACTTTATTTACTAAAGCCATGTAGTTAACATTTTATCACTTTCTAATAAAGTATAGGTAAATCTATTTCCCCATGCTTTTCTTGACTTTCTGCAAATACTCATAAACTCTTTCCAATCATCATTAGAAGCAATGACTTGACATCCTGCAGACCATTTATCTACTTGTGTAGATTTTTTACCTGCATACTTAGTAGCTCTATGTATATTAATACCAAATAAACCTTCTTGTACAGATTCTTCATAAAGATTATAATAACCATCTCTATTATTATCTCTGTAAACTTTAACAGGTCTATCTTGTCCTAATGCATCATATCTACCTTGATGTTTTCTTATAATGTGACTACCTCTATATTGACCAGGTTTAAGAATTGCAACACCTGACTTTCTCATTATATTTTCAACCCAATGAGTTCCAGGATCAGTAGTGCAATCATAAGAATGAAATTGCCATACTCCAGGAGTAATTATATTTCCATTCTTATCTTTAACTTCACCAGTTTTATATGATAATGTAATTTTATCATCAAATTTATTGGTAACATCAGTGCCAGTACTAGAATTTCTAATTCCTATAATGTTAAGGTTATAATTACCTTTATCAAACCATAGATAATCAGTCATTTGTTTTATAGTCTGCTCTATTTGTTGCCTTGTAAAATTAATTGGTTTAGTCATTACTTTCTACCTTTTTAAGAGTTCTTTTAACTTCAGGTTCAACTTTTTCTATTTTAGGTCCAACCATTTGACCTTCTGCTTGAGGAGCAGGAGGTGCTGCTGAAGATTTTGCTATAAACATTTGAGCTTGCATTCTTTCTGCTCTAGTTTTTTCAATATCTCTTAACAACTCTTCATACTGAAGTTGAGTTTTTAAATGAGGAATATTATCTTTATAATATTTAGTAATTTCCTTTCTTTTTTCAACAAGATCTTTTTCTTCTTGTTGCATAGGATTTTCTGTTTTTGCCATTTTTATAAATTTTAAAATTAATAACTAGGCAAATATAAATAAAAAAAATTTAAATAAAAGAAGTTTAAAGTATTTTTTTAACACTCTAGGTGAGCATTTTCTTCTAATACTTCAGTTTTGCATATCCAACTAACTTGATATGCAGTATTATCTAATGCTATTAAAAGATCATATCTATCTGGATACTCTAATGGTTCATCAAATAATTCTACAGTATAACCTTTCCTTATATAAAAACCTTTTAATATTTCTACTGAGTCTGTTGAACTATGTAATTTAATAGTAACATATACGCTTGTTGTATCTGTATTAGCTATTTTACAAGAATGTACTTTATATGTATATCCATTATCTTGTCTAGCATGACCTAATAATTCATTCTCTGTAGTACCCGTATGATTTGCTTTTATATTATATATCATGATTAACCACTTACTGTTACTACTCCTCTATTATTCCAAAGTTGACCAACACTTCTAGGATCTGATGTTGGTAAGCTATCACCCATTGTATTAGGTAATAACAACTCCGCGCTAACTATATATCTTCTCAACTCATCAATATCTTCTCTTAGTAGCTGTATTTGATATAGTAGAGCCGCTTCACTTTCAAACTCTAAAAGATCAATGTGTTTATTATTTGTATATTTTGCTCTTAAATCAGTCAGATCACTACCTGTTTTATTATGTATATCTCCTGATACTCTATTTGCTAATGCCATAATTATTATTTTAAAATTAAGTTGCCGCTATTGTTACATAGCCACCGTATATTTCGTCTGATGCTCCTTGTGCTACCTGTATAAATAAGTAGTTTGTTGTACTACTTGTTACATCTGTTATATCTATTTCTGTACCAACATTACCAGTTCCTTTACTTACACCTGCTTTATCATTTATTTGATGTTCCCAAACTTCAATTGCTGGAGTACCAAATCCATAAATCATAACGTGGGTTGCATCAAATCCAGTTGGAATAGCAATAGTAACATATGCTGGATTAGTACTATATGTTTCACCAAATAATTTTTCAGCACTAACACCATTGTCATCAATCATATAAGGTCTACCTCCATCATCTGGTATAAAATCACTATGTAATATTTTTATTCTAGTAGTAGATCCATTCCAACCATCAGATACTATATTACTTGTTAAAGCAATAGTTCCACTAGCATCAGGAAATTGTATTGTAGTATTACCAGTTGCGTTGCCATTGTTAACTCTAACTATATGACCACCACTATTAGTCCAACGTACATAATTATTAGAATTTACATCTAATTGACCATTTAATATTGCAGTAGTACCATCAAATGTAAAATTAGATTCAGCTGTTATAGCACTAGTTCCAGTTCCAGTTAATATAGCATTATCAGTTAAAGAAGTTGCTCCTGTTCCTCCATCCCCTACTGCTAAGGTACCAGTAATACTAGAGGCTCCTAGATCTACTGCTAATTCTGTAGATTCTATAACTAAACCTCCATTTGATTTTAAATCTGTACTAAATTCAGTGCCAGAAAGATCTAAACCATCTCCTGCCGTATAAGTGGTATTAGTATCAGTCCACGGTACATTAACTACAGCCTGATCAGAAGAATTAAATTGTATACCATAAGTTCTACTAGCAGTAGCACTAACTGTATTTGCTGCTACAGTTTGCTCTGTATCATCTTCTATTTTTAACAACCCTAAAGTGCTAGATGTAGCTGCTGAATATGTAGTATCTGTTTGTGCTTGAAATGTAGCATTACCGCTACCATCTTTAGTTAATACATGACTTGTTGTTGCACCACTAACTGCAGTTAAAGCATCTATTGCTGCTTGTGCTGTACTTTGACCAGTACCACCATGAGCTATTGCAACATCAGTTCCCTGCCATTCTGCGTTTGATATTACACCAGCTCCACTTATATCAATACCAGTTGAAGCTACAGAAAATTGTCCATCTATGTTAAATTCTAAATTTGCAGCAGCTGCAGCACTATCAACAGTTCTAATATCTGTGGCTCCATGTGTAGATGTTCTTATAGTAAAATAATCAGATTGAGATGTACCTGGTTGATAAATAATAAAATCATTTCTTGTAGCTGTAGGAGATTGAAACTCAAACATTGGATAAGTATGTCCTGATTGTTGACTAGATCCACTACTTCCTTTCCATGCTGTATAAAATTCAATATCACCTCCTGTACTTGTATCACCTTCACCTGTACCCAATCCAGCTTGTAATTTTAATTTACCACCTGCTTTATCTGTTCCAGTTGCATTACCAGCTTTTATACATAAATTCCCACCAGTATCATCACTATGTGTAGTTCTTTGTATAGTAGCTTCACCATCATCATCTGCACCAATAGTTAATGTTTCAGAATCAAAAGTTAAATCAGCTTCACCAGTAATATCTTGCGCAGCTGTTGCAGTCATTACACGGTTATCAACACCGTTAGTCATAGAGACACCAGTACCACCTGCAGAATTAGTTACCCAGGTTAATACACCATTACCATCTGTTGTTAGTACTTGACCTGCAGTACCATCATTATCAGGCAATGTTAACTCATATTCATATTGATTATCAGGAGGTGTAAGAAGTACACTTCCTATCATGAGATCACTAAATACTGGGTGTTTTCCTATCCATTTCATTTTTTGGCAAATTTCTCTACACCGCTAATGCCAAAGCAGCCGAGAACAACCCAAACAAATGAATCATATACAAATTCATTAATTACAAGATCATAACCGTACCAACCAGTGGCAAGATCAGCAATCATTATTATACACATTATTATAAAAGCTACAAAACCAACTATAGCTTTTTCATTCCAATCATTATTATCTTTAAATATTTTCATAATTAAAAAGGTATTGTTATTGTTAAACTTCCTTCTAGTTTAGTAAAATTAAAATTAGCTTTTACACATAACCCTTCTATACAAAAACCTAATGAAGGAGGGTTTGTGCATTTACATGTACCAAAGTTTTTTCTATCTTCTCCTGCTGTTCCTTCAACAATTTGTTTTGCTACACTTAATGTATCTTTTAGTTCATAATATAACTTTTCAAAAGTTAAACCATCTTTTAAAACATTCTCACTCTTTTTACCTTTTTTAAGAGCCAATGTTTCAAATATTATTTTTATAATTATATCACAATTATCATTATCTAAAATAAGAACTTTATCTTTTATATTAGATCCAGTAGCTACATTAACATTAGAACCTACCCCAGTATTTCTTATATTAAGATTTGTAGATCTTGTTGTAGGTGTTGTAGATCTGCTATTTTGATTATTATTTGATCCGTAGTGATATGACATATTTAATTAATTTATAATAAACTATTAGGTCCCATTTCCATTCCATAAGGACAGCCGCATCCCTGCACTTGACCTCCCATTGCTTTTTTCTTCATTTTAGGTTTCTCATGAGAAAATCCTTTAGCACTTAAGTCTAAATGTTCTTGACAAGATTTTGTCATAACACCTTTTCCTGTTTTTTTGTCATACATCATATGATTTTTATAACCTTCACAATTTACTTTATTTGCTTTCTTTGCCATAATTATTTCTTTTTACGTTTTTTCCAGCTAATTCTTTTTGAACTAGTTTTCTTTTTAGCTGCAGATGTACATTGTGCTTTAGTAGGTCTACAAGCAGGGTATGGTCTTTTAGACTTACCTT